CCTCAAAGAAATAGGTAAAGGTGTCTGCATCCGTAGGCGTTTGCAGTAGGTACGAATCGTCAGCCAAGCGCGTAACCGCAGAACCTTGAGTTGGGATGTAGGAAGTGGGGTATGAACCCACCTCCGCTTGTGGAAAAGCCAGCAAAACCTCGCTCAAAGTACACCCAGCATTTCTAAAGTCAACTGCATAGAAATTGGCAGGGACTCCATTTGGCGCACTTGTAACGGTAAAGCGTTGCCATTCTTCCGTAAGGTCAAACAAATTGTTAGTATTAGCATTGTGAGAACACAATGAAACCTTACCCGTTCCGCTAACTGTCCGCGCGTATATTGTACGAGCGTCATCCGTTAAAAATGGAGCAGCATACAAAATGCCATCTGAAACATTTGTTACTTTATACGCGGAATTGTATCCGTCAGGGCCTAAAAAGCCAGCTTCTACTGTTAGGCTCCCCGCATTCGTATTCCAAAGGGAGTCAAGGTACTGCGTTACTACTTTGTTGGTTCTCTGCGGTTCAAGCAAAAGGCTTGGGCAAGTAGCCCCCCCCGAATAGTCCAAACGCGGTACATTCGGAACACTCGTGCCATCAACAGTAATACCCGCGAAGGTGCTACGAGCAGAGGTGGTGGTGGGGATGTAGTCGGTTGCTATTCCTTGCTCGGCTTGTACTCCGTAAATGTAAAAACCGCTAACGCCATCACCCGTAAAAGAACCGCCACCGTCAGCATTACGAATGCTCAAAAATAAACTTGATGTGCTTGCCGTTGAGGTAAAAGCAACAGAGCAACGATACCAACCATTGCCTACGCTTGTAATTGCAGCAGTACACGCACTTCCCTTCGTGCCAAGCGCACCATTAGTTAGGTCAAAGTAGCTAAAAACGTTGGTAAAACCAGAATCAATAACAAACCAAGTATATCCTGCTGCCTTTGCGTAAATTGAAATCGTTGCCTCACCAGCTACATAAGTGATGTTTTGAGAGATATAGTGAAAGTTATTACCAGTATTTGCAACCAACGTATCAGCAGTAACTGCACCAGTTAATGGGTTCGCCACCGTATTCGGAGTAACTGAAATTCCATTAACGGGCCACGCTGCATTATCAAACGTTTGGCTCTGTAAAGCAAGATTTGTCCGCACCTTTTCCACTAACCCGTCCGCATTTACTCGCGTAGCATTAGAGGCGCGGGTGAAGGTGAGTTGACCGTCCGTAGATAGAGGGCGCTCAGAATATACAATGCTTGTCTTATACAGGCTTGGAACCATCACCAAGCTGGCTTGTGCGTAGTACTTATCTAACAACGGAGAGATAGCCGCCTTAGCGCAATCCTCCCCTTCAATGACAGCACCATTAGCCTCGCCATACGCTCTGATATATGCCCATACGTCATCAATGTCCGTGCGCCCTGCTAAATATGCCGTAACCTCTCCCAAAGAGACGCTAACAGCCGTAAAAAGTCCGTAGATGGTCGTTCCTGCAAACACATCAACCTCCACGAGGTCATCGCCTACCATACTGGTAGCGCTCACCGTAGAGTCTTCAGTAGCAACAAGTACGCGGTAGTACTCTCCCTCAACATATGCTTGAGTTGTGGAGATGGTACGCATCCCGTCCTGACCAAACGATTGTAGTTGGTAGTTGGCGGGGTTGTTCAGATTCGTATAAGACATAGCCAAATAAAAAGTTAAAGGTCAAAGTGCAATGCTATGCACCACAAAAATAGTTATTTATTCAATAGAAGATTTAGGATGCTCGTCTCCTCCTCAAGCTCAGGGCGCTCCCCTTTGCGTTGAGAAATTAACTTGCTTTGTTCAACTGCTTGCTTCTTTACGCGCTCGTCTTTGCGATCCTCCTTTTGAGTTTCTAAACTTTGCTTTGCGTCAGAAGAGACCTCTTGGGATGCCAAAGAAAACTGACCTTTGATTTTTTCAATCTCAGATCTTAATTGATATTCCAGTTGAAGCAATTGCGCTTTAGACTGCGTCTCCAACTGAATCTTTTGTGCCTCCAATTGCGCTTTCATCTGCTCCTCCTGCATCCTTGCTTGAGCAGTAGCCATAGCCGTTTGCTGGTTCATCTGAGCCTGCATCTGAGAGTTCTGCATTGCCATCTCTTGCTGCTGACGCATTCTCTTCTTTCTGCGGATGATAAGCAACTGCTCCGCCTGATCCACATCTTTCAACTGACGGATGGCGATAGCGTCTTCCAGGTCAATCTCTTTCTGCGCCAAGGCGATTTGGATATTCTGCTCCAAGTAAGCCTTGTCCACCTCATTCATATCGCTGACCACGCGTACTCCGAAATTGTACATTGGCAGGTCCCGGAAAGAAGCTAGAACATTCATATTCTCCTTACCAATGGCATTCTCATATGCTTGGTAAAGGGCGCTTTTAAGCGGAAGGATTTGCAGACACTTGACAATATCAGAACAGACTCTACGATACAAAACCATAGAAGCGTTGGTGATATCATACAAAGCGTTATTAGCGGCTTGGATAGCTTGCTGGCGAACACCAACCAATTGCTCTCCCTTGGGTGTGGTTCCGTCCACTACCTCATTGATTCCGGTAGCATCTCTAATCATCCGCAGATAATGGTTGTATGTACCAATGAGTTCATTGATGTTTCGGATGCTATTGTCCAATGGACGAATAGGCGGGTTAGCGAAGCTTCCATCGGGATTCTTACTGCGATAGTAGAAGATACCCGTCTGCTCGTAGATGTCTTGGATGTCCAATGGCTGAAGTTCTCCACCCTTTCCAAGTTGTACATTCTCTAATCCTTCAATGTCAACAATCAATCCATCAGGCTTTGCCTTGGCGATAGACTGCTGAATCTTTAAGTGAGAGATTTGCAATTGGTCCGCAAAGCCCACAATACCAGATACCATACTCTTTGGAATCATCCTGCGAATATTGGTAGCAATAGCACTATAAGACATTTGGGTACGCGTCAAATCGTGAACATTCTTTGGGATGTTCTTCTTGAGTCCATAGTCAAAGAGATAGTCTGTCCCTAGGATGTACTTACCACCATAAAGGGTGGTGTTCTGCATATAGACGGGCTTTCTATCGTATATGCTTTGCTTTGGGATGCTATATTCATATCCCTTATAGTAGAATCCTACATTTCCAAACTTGGAGGTCTTCTCTTCAAAGATGATGTCATCTACGGAAACAAATTCAAAGTCCAAGATTTCAATGGTAAACTCATCGTACCCATAGTTGTATCTATCCAAGATGCCATCGTACCGGGTGGTTCCAAACTTATTGGGGTTGTTGCCAAAACGATTCATCACCGTTCTAGCCATCTTCTCGTATTCTTCTTCCGTAAACTGATCGCCAGCGATACGCTTCAGTTCGGAGATAGACACTCTATGGATATGTCCTGCGTAGACGATATCCGTGAAGTTGGGGTCGTCCGTAATGCTATGGATAAAATAGGCGGGGTCTACATAGGTTTCTTTGATTCCGTAGTTGGGGTCGTTCTCCCTCTTTACTACACCCATTCCGCAGGTTACTAGGTCTTCTACACATCTACGGAAGATGCGCTCATCAAACTCATTCCAAGCCAAGGTGAGGCGCGTTGCTAGTTGAGCAGCAATCTCTGCGTCTGTCTTTAAGGTTCCCTGAAGGAGAATCTCTGCTTCTTCGGAAGATTGGGGTAGTCTGTCTGCGTCAACACCTACATCCAAACCAAGGTCTCGTGCTTCGGAGATAGCATCTTTATTTTCTACCTGAAAACGAACCTTTGCTTTCTTTCTATCTCTTTCCGTTTTAGATACCGGATCAATAGCCTCAATGTTTGGAGACATATTGGCGGACAGAATTTTGTTTACAACAATTTTGACAAACTTAGGTATAATAGGAACAGGAGTCCAATCAAGAGAAAGTAGTGAACCATCTCCATCATTAGGATTAAGAGAGGTAAGAATCTTTTTATAAATGGAGGTATCTTGAGTTCCGTTGGCGTAATCCCTAGAGATATTGAATTCACGCATCCTACGAGCGTAGAGCGAATTTTCGCTATCAATACCTCCCCACTGAGAATAAATTGCTTTAGCATATTGGAGTCCGTAATTCTTTTTAATCTTCTCTCCGTGCTTTGCCAGGGGATTGGGGAATGTAGACTCGTACTTTGTCGTTTCGCCTCCGTACATAATATAAATATTTTATGTACAAAGATAGAAAATCAACACTAGCGAGTTATAGGCTTAAATCTCCTGAAAAAGACTTTGTTAGAGAAGTCTGTTTGAGGTTTTTCTTGAACCACTTTTTGGGCCGCTAGAAGAGCTAACCCTGATGAGATGGTTAAGTCAAACTTTGTTCTATCGTCTATTTTATAGTTAATCCAATCTTCCAATGTCCTATTGAAATACATATTCCCATAGTTCCCGGTTTCAGGGTGGAGACCTACGTGATCGTGGATGTATGCTTCAATAGCCTGAGCGTGGGCTTGAATAACATCTTGAGAGTTAGATGGTATACCTTTCGTTTTGTTTCCCGCCACTTTGCCAAGATGCTCAGGCCGCTCTAGCAAATAGCCATCGTATCCCCTTGTCTCAAAATATCTAGCGATGCCGTATTTGTTATTCTCTATAAGGATAGGATACCCATAGAACTTAGCAGCCATCAAAACATCCTCGTAGAATATCTTCGCCAATGGAGGACGAGAAGCGTATTCCGCCACGAACATATTGCTAGGGTATTGCATATTGAACTTATTGTAGAAGTGACAAGCCCCTTTTGAAGAGCGATAGTCTACGGTAGCGTCAATATCGTAGGAGTCAACACCTGCACATCCAAACATATCATTTGGCGCGACAATCTTTCCATTTTGTTCTTTTGTCTTGTTTCGCATATCGGCAGGGGGCATCCAGGAAACCCTCCACCTTCCATTGGGATCAGGGGTAAAGACGACCTCCGTGTCTACTACTCCATTGCGCCAAACGAAGTTCCCGGTAACAACAGGGTTTGGGTACATCTCATCGTTATATTGAATCTGCTCGTATATCCTTTGGATATTAAACAAACTGCTTTTGGTAGAGTCTCTGAATGCCTCCTCTTCCGTGAAGGGGAACTGGCGGATAATCTCATTGAGTTCGTAGCTGTTGTTCTTCTGCCCCTTTCTTTCGTTCTTTAAGAAGGTCTTGGCTCCAATATCCAGCATTGATCCATCCTCAGAAAGGACAGCCTTTTCGGGGTCTTCAGATATAGCGTTGCCGTATCTATCAAAGAAGCCCTCTAGAGCATCGTATGCCGGGATGAATATCTTATAAAGACCTGTCTTGGTTCTTCCGTTTTCGTTTCTATCTAATGGGTCCGAATCGTAATACATATCGCGGTATTCACGACCTCCTTTATCTAAAGGGTTGACGGTGGAACCCACCAAAGCCTTTCCGATAATCTTACGACCCACCAATAGACAAGTTCTATGGATGCGCCAAAACTCACGGATGTCTAAACCTTTCTCAAACTTACCCGCTTCGTCAAAGTATAGGATATGCATCTTCTCCCCGTCATAAGCATTGCTAACGGTATTCTTCCAGTTTACAATGGTATCCAAAGCCTCTCCTTTTTGGACCACCTTGTTCTTCTTGGTGATCCTTCTAGATGGCTCCCGGAAGGCTAGTTCCACGCGAGGGTTGGTCGTGCCATCAACGATGGGCTTAAAGAAGAATGGATAGGAGCGGAAGATGGGAACCACCTTCTTCATAAAGACGTTGTCTTGAGCGTCGCCTCCCGTCTTAGATATAATGCCCAAGAGTTTTTCCTTTACCTGCGTGGCTTCGTCTACCAAGATAGCCGCGCTCATATTGGTGTAGCCTGAGCGTCTACACTTGGTGTAAATCTGTCCCATACTCCTTGGGTCAAACTCACAAGCGGCAAAGTGGATAAACAAATCTTTTTGAAAGGAGAGGAAGCTTGGGTATCCTACATCTATCTTGCTCCATTGCAGGAACATATAGTGATGCCCCGTTATATAGGTTGGTGTGCCATTATTCATAAACCACACTCCATCCCTGCGTCTCTTGAACTCTTGTTCAATATATGGGGCGAATCTATTTTGGAATTCACGAGGAGCCTCATACCACTCGTCCATCGTTTTAATGGAAGAGATTTCCCTTGGTGGATCAACCCTTCTCCAATACTGGTCCTTCTTAGGTTTATCGGAGAATAAGATATCTTTCTTTGGAGGAACCTTGGGAAGCTGGATATGTAAATAAGACAATTCAATCACTTCTCCCTCCGTACCATTGGGGCAGATGTTAATGACAACATCGTCTTTTATATTTACCAATCCAGCCATTACTTGCTATATCTCTCTGCAAAGCCGCTCTTATAGTCGCGCTCTTC